CTCGACTGCCTTATCCAATCTCTGAAGACGGCCATTTACACGAATCTCGTTACTCCGTTTTCCCAGCGAGGCGAGATCCTCAAGAAAGTTAATCTGTGCCTCAACCTGGTTCACAGTCCGCCGCCCCATTTCCTGCGGCGCCGTCACAAGATCTTCAGAAAGCTCGGGAACGATTTCACCTGCGTCCGCCCTGCGATGCTTCGCAAACTCGGCATACGATTCCCCTTTCAGCCCGTTTTTGGTGCTACTCCGGGTGAAGCCCCACTCGGCCATCAGTCGGCTGATCTGCGCGGCGTAAGCGCCTTCCACTCCGGATGCTTCTTTTCGGCCGCCAAACCGTCGGCGAAGTTTCCCAATGCGCTTCCTGATCTCGTCACGCTTCGTCTGCAGTTCTTCCGCTTTGACCGTCTGATAAAGCTCTTTACGCTTTAGCTCCGCAGCCTTCCGGGCGTCGCGCGGGATCCGCTCAGTAATGGTTTTCCCGGTCTCGTCCTCATGCCTTCTGGAGAAACCCGTCTGGTATTTCCGGGATTCACGGCTCAAAGCCGCCGCAGCTCTTCTCGCCTTTTCAGGAATCAGGTCAGCGAGCGTCGTACGCCCAACCTGTGCTATTGCAATATCCCGAAAAAGAGAAACGGAGACCCGGCGATCTTCTCCGTTTCCCTCCATCAGATTGATCTCGGTCGCGAGAAGCCGGGCGGTAGCCGGATTGAAAATTGCCTCTGCCGCCGCCTGCTTCATCCGCTTTTCGCTGGAGAATTCTCCATACTCTTCAAGCATCCGAGCCCGCGCCCGGTCCTCTGCCACGTCCTCCGGCCTCTGAACCGCCGCCATTTTCTTCACGAGTTCAGAAAGCGACGAGTACCCAAGCTCGCCCGCAAGGGCGTCCCCCGGGACGATGACCCGTCCATCCCCCTTTTTCAGGTCTTTCGGATCCGCCAGCATTTCGGCGTTTTCAAGCTTCGTGAGTTCTTCTGCCGTCAGCCCTGCGGCTTTCGCCTCTTCGTGGCTGATCTTCGGCGCGTAATTTTTCCCATCCCGCTCCTCACCCTCTGAGAGCAGCTGGAAAGTCTGATAGTCTTTCGTCTGGGTGTAGCGGTCATACTCCTCATCCGAAAGCCGGCGCCATATCGCTTTCGCCTGCTCTGTCATATTCTTAAGAATCTTGTCTTTAAGCCCTGAGAGATAGCGCATGTCCCGCATGCCACGGGCGGTCAGATCTTCGTTCGCCGTATCAATCGACTCTTTCATCAACGCGAGATACGCCTGGTAGGCGGCTTCCTCATCGAAGTCTTCACGATGCAGCGCCTGGTAAAGATCGTAGCGAAGCCGTGCCTCGGCCTGAGCTTCTTCAGCGACAAAGAGCCGGTCGAATATTTGCCGGACGTCGTCGCTCATCTGAGAGCCCGGAACGGCGGTCATGAAGCCATAGATCGCTTTAAGCCAGTTCGCAAAACGACGGAAGAGCGACTGAAGCCCGGCGTTCGGAGCCCGGCCATCTTTAAGATACTGCTCAAACGTACGGGCGAAACGCTCCTCAGCCGGGCGGCGCTCTTCGAGCGTCGCGTTGGAGAAAGCTTCAAGCGACTCATACCCCAGCCACTTCACCGCTTCTTCTACCGATTCCACAAGATGCATCTGACCCGCCGTCAGCCCCGACTGCCCTTTCAGCTTCAGCGCAAGCGCTGCCCGGGCGCCGAGGAACCAGTGCCCCGTCTCGTGGAGGAACGTCGAGCGGTCAGCGTTAGCCCAGAGCAGGATAGCCCGTGCGCTGGGGAAATACTCGCCTTTCGAAAGCTCGTTCGGGTTCTGCTCCTTGACAGAGGCGTTTGAAGCTCTTTCTAATTCTTCCTTTATATTTTCATAACTTTGTGCTAATTTAGAGATGTGGGTTGTAGCTGAAGAGATGGCGCTATCGCGTTTTAGCTCTTCCTCTGCCCAGGTGGACAGCGAGGTAGAATTTTCTACCTCGACTGCCTCCACCGAATAAATCTTGAATCCCTGCTCCCTAGCCGCATATTCCTTTACCGTAAGCTTAACGGGGTACACAGCTCCTTCATTAACCATCAGGCTTACGTATCTGTGGATGCCCAAAATATTGGGATCGCCCGCTCTATCCGCCTTAGTCCACAAGCGCACTGACTTTGTAAACAGAGAACCAACGTTAGCCACCGCGGTAGCGTGCGCAGCTGGGCTGACCGATTTCTTTGTCGCCGAGGCGCTGGTCATCTTTCTTAGATTGGCGTTTGACACTGTGGCTGTGACGCCGTCCATCTCATTTACAAAAGGCGTGCCCACCTGAGACTTGACGACGCTTTTAGCTTCATCCAGCGTCTCGACACTTGTTGCCGGGACGAAGGTCGTTTTGCTGTAGAAGTCTTTATCCGGCGCTTTGCCTAGCAAATCCTGATGCAGCTTTTCCGGATTTGTAAGCGCCGCTTTCGCCTGATCGCTCACAGCCTGAACACCGCCGTCCTTACTCCGGACGACGTCATGCCCCTCAGAGAAAATTCCACGAAGCCCGTAGCTCTCCCAGACATCCCGCGGTGACATGCCAGCGTCAGACGCCATGTTGCCGACGAGTGTCTGAACGAGAGCGCTGTAGCTCTTCGCCTGGGGGTCCGGGGCATCTGCCGCCTTCAGACTCTCAGTCAGCTCTTTCCCAATATCAGCAATTTCGGTTCTGAATTCCTGCGGCTTCATCTCGAATGCCGCCGTCGACTGATCGGCCGTCCCCTGGATAATCGCCCTCTCCGCCTCAATCGCCTCGTGGTATGACGGAAGCCCGGAGACGTGAGCGTGGTCTGCCACGGCTTCGCCAATCTCTGAGCGGGCGACGTTCGTGACGAATTCCGAATACGGGATACGGATCTCGTCCCCCGTCTGCTCGGCGCTCTGAAGCTGCGCCCGGGCGGATGGTGACACCTCAGCGAGTTTCTCCGCGAGCCCCTCCTGATGAAGAGCCTCAGCGCTGATATAAATCGCGCCTTCATCCGGCTGATCTTTTACCGCTTCATCAAGGAATTCCACAGCGCTCTGAGGATCCCGGCTGAAGATCTTCGCGGTCTTCGCTACGGCGACGAGCTTCTTCACCGCCGCCGCGGACTCCGCGGCGCGTGCGGTCTCTTCCTGCGCGCCGCGGAGGGCGTGGACAGACATCGATCCAACTTCCATCGGAGCGGTGCCAAATTCCCCGGCGAACTCCGCCACAACATCGGACCAGGAAGTCACCCCGCCTTCGGAATTCACTTGCCCCAGCGCTTCGCCCGCCGCGCCCATAGCGCCTTGAAGCTGTGTCTGCAGCGCCAGTTGATTAAGCTCCGCCCGGAACGGTGTAGCGAAAGCCTTATCGTACACACGCTCCGCTGTAGGCGAGACTTTGGAAACCCAGGCGGGAGCCGCTTTCGGAAGCCTGACATACTTCGCCGCTCCGAGTGAAAGGGCGTCGAGCGCCGCGACTGGCAGCGCGTGCTTCTCCGCTTTTTCACGGAGCTTCGCGAGCTCCGGATTATTTGGATTACGGAAGAAGTTATAAATTTTCTCCGGATCCCGGGCGTCGATCCCCAGATCTCCAAGACCGCTGGCGATCGTTGAATTGCGATCAAGGCCGTACGAATAAAGACCACCTAAAGCCATTGGGGCTACAGGGCCCGTGAGCCCGGAAACCGCAAGCCCGGCCGCCGCCGGCGCGAACTGAATCGTGGACGACGGCACGATAGCCGCGAGATTCATGAATGGGTGCTCCATGAATTTACCAACGGCTTCAGACGCCGCGCCGTGCGCCGCGTTGAATTCCTGCACGACATCAGCGTCCGGGTACATCGCGGCGAGACGATTCATTTTCGCCGCGGCTTCCGCGTAGCGCCGAAGCTCGGCCTCAGCCGTCCGGCGCTCGTACTCGGAATTCTGATCAAAAAGCCTGCGGCCAAGCGACCCCGAAGGATCCAGCTCGTCCCCGAAAATCGCCGCGTCCGATTCGCCGGCTTTAATCCGAGCCGCAGTCCGATCCAGATAATTCAGCTGTTCATTCAGCCGGCTGATCTGGCTAATATTGCCGCCAAAGGGAAGACTGTTCGCAAGCTCCCATCCGCCGCGGGCGACAGAATTCCGGATCTGTTTCCCGAGATCATCATCCTCCGGCTTTCCCGGATCTCCGGATATCCAGTGCCAAAGTGACTCAAGCCACCCAGTGTTCGTCACGTCGTCCTTCACGAGATTCGCGAATTCTGGCGTTCCAAGACGCCTCTGATACGCGGTTTGCGTCGCGTAATTCGCCGCCCAGTCAATCACATCGGATTGCTTCTCCGCCTTGAGCTCGGGCGACACGCTCGCACCCTGGCTGATTGGGGCCCCAGCCGTGCGGGCGTCCTGGTTAAACCGCGCCTGTTTCTCCGGATCAATATCTGAGACAAGCGCCTGCTGCAGCCCGTAACGGGCGCGGATACTCTCCTGAGCGTCAAGGAAACCAAAATAATCAGACATACTCGTAAGCCTTAAAAATTAATCATCCCAGATAGAATCCGGCGCGTTTTCCAACCGCTCGGTGATCTCCCGCGCGGTTGGATGAGGCCTGCTGCCTGAGGCCGATTTCGACGCGGCCGCGGCTCGGATAGACTCTGGCACCTCTTTCCCTTCGATCTGGAATTTCAGATACGCCTGCAGAAGCTGAAGCGGCGTAAGTGTCCGCTTCTCGGACGCCGCCTGCTGATTCAGGAAATCCACCACGCCCTGGTCAAGCTCGACGCCTTTAAGACTTACCTGAGGCGTCATGCCCATCATGACCTCCTGAAAGGTCGACATAATCTGACCCTCGCTCGGCGGGTACGGATTCCCCATCCGGGTATGCTCAGACTGGACAAGCTGCTTCAAAACGCCCCACGCTGAAGTGCTCATCCCCTTATTCTTCATATCGTCCTTAGTCAGCGTGAAAATGCTTCTATTTTCTGAGCTGCGCCCAAACCACCCGGTGGGGACCGTAAATTGAGTCGACGAGGCCATGTCGTTAAACAGGCTCGCGATCTCGGATTGACTTTTGATCGGGGTGCCCCGTCTCTGCGCTTCACGCGATACGGCTTTCATTGCCATCGTTACGTATTGCGCCTGATCTTCCGATGAGAGACTTCCCCAGGCCTTGCCCATATAGCTCTTAAGAGAAGATTCCACGGCGTCGAAGCTTACGTAATACTCTGGGGCTATCTGCCCCGATTGGGCTTCGCTCGAAAGCTGAGCCGACTTATCGGCCGCGGCCTGTGCTTTGAATTTCGTGGTGTAATAGGTCCAGGCGACATTGTCCCGATACGACGCCGGGATCACCGAAAGCACATTTTTCAGCTCAGTCTCCGTCAGCCCCTGGAGCGCTTCCGGGGTCGAGAGATAGTAAGCCGCAAGACGAAGATCCCCGCTCCCGTCCCCCTGCTCATACTTTGTTTTGAATTCCTGAAGCGCATTCTGCGTTGCCGGCGTCATCAGTGCCGTAAGCTCGGTGGGAAGCTCTTTCCCCTGAACAATCAGATCCTGAGCTTCGCCTACGAGATTCGCCTGCCGCTGTCGGTCGTCATTAATGTCCTGAGTCTGACGCGCCATAATGGCGTCCACCAGTTTCTTACGGTACTCTGGGCTTTGTTGCGCCCGTGTACTGCGCCCCATCGCCCAGGCCTCAGCTTCCTCCCGCGTAAAGTATTGAGGCGAAGACATAGCGTATTGAGGTGTAAAAGGATTAATCGCATTACCCGAAGAATCCTTTCGAACCCCACTCGCGGCCGCGTTGTAGCGCTCCTGAACTTTCTCCACGTAACTTTTCCCGTGAGGCCCCAGACCGCTTACCCAGTCGCCACCCCGCGTCTTGATCAGCCCGTCCACCGTACCGGCTCCCGAGTGGTACGCCGCGGTTGCTTTGACCAGATCGCCGCCATAGTGGGAGACGAGAGAATTGAAATACGCCTCGCCAAGCTTGAGGTTGTATTCCTTATCGTTCATCAGCCGGTCTTTATCGAGCGGTACGCCAAGCGCCTTCGCCGCTTCCATCGCGGCGGGGATCGTGATCTGAGCCGCGCCGTAAGCCCAGTTGCTCTTATCCCGCGGCGTAGTGCCGTCTGAATAACGGCCGAGTTTCGGGCGCCCGTCTTTCTCAAACTGTTCGCCGCCGGATTCCTCCGGCACAATCGACGTCCTGAAATATTCAATGGACGACCCGGGCGTAATCCCCGCGTCCAGTGCCGCCGCGCTCCCCGGAATGGTGAGCCTGATCCGGTCAGCCGCCAGCTCACGGCGGGCGGCGTCTTTCTCGCTCTCCAGCTGCCAGCCATCCTGGACGGTTGTGACCGCCTTATAGAGCTTGGATGACGCGCCGCCTGAGAGCTTATCCTTATAGGACTCCAGAATACCGCGCGCCATGACAGCGTACGCCGGATCCTCTTTCGAAGCGTCCAAAGCACCCGACACCGCACTCGCCACGACGGCGTCAACCGCTGATTGCTTCGCGTTGGCCAGTGTCACCGGATCCCAGCCATGGCGTACCGCGGTTTTCTCAAGCTGCCCCGCCGCCGTCTGCGCGTTAATTTCTATCGCCATCGGATCTTCGTAATTCTGACGCGCCGCCTGCATCTGGGCTTCAACCAGGCTCTTATCCACCTGATCGCTGTACGCGGAGAACTGGGATCGGACGTGCGCCGTAGAAAGCGCGTACTGCCCCATGAGAAGCGGATTCACCTTACGCATTGCCCGGGTCTTCGCGCCCGGGGTCAATCCTTCGGTGATCTGATTGAAATACCCGTGGAGATCTTCCTGGTTCTGATCCGCCAGGCCTCGGCCTTGCTCATCCGGTGTCAGCGCCGCTTCGCCCTTCCGCTTCAGATAAGCGTCCTGAAGCTCAAGCGCTTTCTTCTGCATCTGAACGTAGACGTCATCCGCCCGGGTATCATCCGCCTGATTCTGGTACTTCAGCGCCACTTTCGCCACACCCTCAGCAGACGCGGAAACCAGGCTATCTGCCTTGGGGACAAGCCCGCTGTAATCCCGATACTGAGTGGGCGCCGTGCCAGCGCCAACCACCGGGCGCTCTTTCAGATCGTAAGTTGGAACTATAGCCATACCGCTCTCCTTACTTCCCGCTTAAGCCGTACCAGGTACTCGCCACCTGAGAACCGGAATTTAATAGCGTAGAAAAGGCGGCGATATTCCACAGCCCCCTCGTACTGCTCGACATCTTGCGGTCTATCGCCGCTTCAGTCTCAAAGCCGATTTTCTGCCGCCGATAGCCCCAGGCGGTCGCAAGCGCGTTACTAAGCGCTGTGTTCTTATCAACTTCTTTCTTGAGATCCGTATCTGTATACAGCTCCGCGGCTGTTCCCGAACCATCAACCGCGATACCGTTCGCCGCCAGAGCGGTTCGCTGACTCGCCTTGACCTGAGCCGCCTGAAGCGTGATGGCGCCAGCCTCCGCCTCTCCGGCACGGAACGCCTGCTCTACACCCAGCTGTGACAGTCCCGCGTTGGAATCCGCAATCCGTGCCTGCTGCTTCAGGACATAACGCTGGGTTTTCCCTTTGCTCCAAACGGAATAGGTGTCGCCGATCGCTTTCCCTACCATCATGCCGATCGCCGCGCCACCCGCCGCCCCTGCGGCTCCGCCCGCGGAGAGCCCGCCGCCCGCCTGGCTAACCTTGGATAACACACTTGCGGACCCTGAGACGCCGGAAGAGTCGCTCTCGGGAAGCGAATAGCTATGAGTCCGCGTGGGATAGCTGAGACCCCACGTCGGGCCATACGGAAGCTGAAAGCCCCAACTGCTGTTTGCCATAATCACAATGCCCTCATGAATAAGGGCATTGTGGGCTTAAGAAAGGCTTTCAAGTATCAGAGTTCTACATCCGCGTTAACGCCGCAGATCATGAGTGGCAGCGGATATTTCTGCGCAACATAGACCGATCCGGAGTCCGACCACCGCGGAGCAATCAGAATTTCCGCCTCTTTGCTGATGAGCGCGGGCGGCGAGCCATAAGGTTCTGTTTTTCTCTGCTTATAGGCGTGAAGGTTATCCGCGTCCGGCCCCGCCCAAATTGCTGACGACTGGTAGACACGAAGCCGGACATTCACGATATTTTTATCATGCCCCTGCCCGTAGCCGCCGTCCTTCGTGCCAACCGCTACCGGAAGCGTCTGCGCTTCGGCGGTTATCGGCAACCCAACCGTAATCCGTGATGCCGTGATTGGAATACTGACCGAGCCGCTTTTCACCACCTGCTCAGGCATCACCTTACCGTCCGCCAGAATGGCGACGGTCTCTCCTTCCAGATGCCCAAGCCCCGAAACCGAAGATACCACAGAACCCGAGTAGGTCAGCCCCGAATCTACATAAAACGATTTCAGAATATCTCCATAGGGCTTTTCAGCCAGCCGCTCAATATAGCGCACAATCTGCCCGTTGATCGTCCGACGGACTGAAGCATAAAGCGCGTCATACGTCCCCTCCTGCACAGCGGCTACCGATTCAAACTCTCCGTGAACCGTCGCGTGCTGGTGCCACGCGCCGATCCCCTGCTCAGGCATATACGTGCACCCCAGCAGCGCCCCATTATCCAGAACCACCCAGACAATCGGGTAAGGCGCTTTCACGAGCGCCATATCTTTCACCGTCCGATTTTCAAAGAGATGCGCCGCGCGGATCGAAAGATCCCCCGTCACAAAACCCGACGCCTGCCAGTTATAGCCCAGCTCACGAATATGCCCGCCGCGCGACGCCGCGTAGACGAGTGAATTATTCACAATCACCGGCTGAGCGGATCCTGCGCCAACGTAGGACTGCGGCTTCACGCCGACGGATTTAGGGGTCAGAGCATCCGAGTTCGCCGTGGTCACCCGGAATTCGGCAGACGGCGTAAGCAGCATAAGAGAAGTCAGCGGCACAATGTGCTCAATCCTTGACACATCAAGCGCCGCTATCCGGAACCGTATCCGATTGTCATCCTGCACCGGAATTGTGTAATGCATATCCGCTTCCGTTCCGGGGCGGGTCATCCAGACCATCTGGGGCTTCGTAAGCGTACCGGCGAAAATCCGGCGCTGCTCAAAGTAGGAAACCGCGGATGGGTAGTTATTCTCTCCAAACGGTGTCTCATACCGCGGCGGCGAAATAGAAGCGTCTGCACTGATATTGTTATCGGTAAACGATGTGTCTGTCGTTTCACCAATGTACCCATAGATGCCGGAAAGCGTTTTATAAACCCTATACTTGGAAGCCCCGCTTACCGCATTCCAGTGAAGCTCAATCTTGGAGGCCTCCAGGTACACGTTGCCAACGACGGCGCAGGTTCCGGATGCGCCCGACTCTTTATCCCCGTCGTCTGTTTCCACGATCGCCGTTACCCGATACTTGATGGTATACATCGTTTTCTGCGCGTCAGTCGCCGTGGATGACGCGCAGGTGTATGACCCTGAAAGCCCAGACGGAGCGCTGATCGGCTCTCCGAAATCAATCTCTACCAGCCGCCAATCCGTCGCTCCGTAGCGCCTCAGCTCCCGCGGCGCGTACTTCGGATGCACAAGCGTAATAACGTCTGCCGACTGCGCGTAATGGATCTCGAACAAATCATCCGCCGCGTAAGGCGTGGCTATCTCATACGGGTTACCGTCGGATGTGAGAAGCGTCGCTCCTCTTGTGTGGAACCGAGCGTACTTATCACCCAGCTCAATCACCATCGTCTGATCCACGGACCACGAGAACGGAATCAGGCGACACGGCTTATCCGCGTATTTCGCCGCTCGTACAAACTCAAACCCAGGGCGATTCTCTATCGGCCCCTGCGGAAGAACCAGAAAGTTTTTACAAAGCGCGAGCCCCGTCTGATACTTCTGATCGTCAAACCGCCCGTACATTGAGGGCGACATTTCGCCGCCGGTGAACGACGGCTGAAGGATTTTTGTAGCCATTTATCGCTCCGCAATCCAACGCGGGAGATGCCCACGGTTAAGCCGGGTCTGCGTCGCGTCCAGCGCTTTCGCTTTTGCCAGATAGAAGAGATACTGCTTCCCCATGAAGGCTTCAAGGTTAATCCCCGTTTCCCCTCGGACGATGTCGCCCGAAAGAAACGCCGCGAGAAGCCAGGAGAGCGCGAGCACAAACGGATAGGAAAAAGAAGTCGGAAGCGGCGCGCTGGTGATATAGCGAAGCACGGGCTCCAATTCATTCGTAAGAAGCGCGAAACCCGAAGCATAGACCGTCAGCTCGTACTCCTCGTGCTGGCTCAGCATCCCCTTAAAGAAAGGGCGGGGCGATCTGACGCCTGATGGTGCCATGTCAATAATTCGGTTGAAATCCGCCGGAAGCCCGTAGGCATATAACCATGCCCCTTTCTCCACCACCCCATCCGTAAGACGTGCAAGGCGCTTCCGCCGTGTAGCGAAAGCCCACGGATGCTCCGCGAGAATACAGCCAAGCGCTATCGGATACCACCGGGCGCAGGCCTCAGCCTGCTCGGATCCTTCAGGAGGATTCAGCGATGAAATCGACGCCTTATTCGCGCAATGCGCGAGCGCCAGATTACAGATATCAACTTCGGTAGCCACGTGTTTAACCCCGCCTAAAAAAAGTGGGGCGTGTTCCCACGCCCCAAAAGCCTCTAAGGTATAACCTGCTGTATATCCATTAACCTGAAACTATCAGGCGGAAGCCTCGGACACCGGAGCGCTCGTGATAGACGCCGCCTGAGGCGCCGGCGTATTCAGCTGACGGCCCCAGACGAGGCCCGCGGATACCGTGCCGGCGGTCGGAGCGCCACCGAAATAAGCTCGGACGTAGCGCTTATGCTCAAACGGGAACGGCACCTGAGCCATCGTTCCAGCCTTAGGCGCGGAGAGCTCCGCACCGATCGTGACGAGATCCGTAAAGGAAGCGCCGTCGTCGCTCTCCTGCAGCTTGAACTGAAGCGTACCGGTTACGTCGCTCGTAACGTGGAAGTATACGGACAGGAAGCCGCTCATACCGCCCGTCGGCGAAATCTGCTCAAAGTCAATCATATTCGTCGACTCTTTAGCGGCCGTGAGCGTCTGGTTATTCGCGAAGATAAGATCATTATCAACAATCATTTCTCTGTCTCCTCTTAGGCAATGCGGGCTTCGCCAACTTCAAGCGCATCCGCGCGGCGAACCGGAATACCGTCAAACGTCGTCACCTGCTTACCCGCCACATTCTCGAACGTCAGATTAACGTTCGCCTTATCACGGATCTGCTTACGAAGGAACGAACGAATCGTACGGTTACAGTAGAAAGCCGGACGACCCATCGCCTGATTCGGCAGCAGCTCCTCAGCGTCCGTCATGAGATCAATCAGCTTCGCGCCGGAAGAGGCGTCATTCTTCAGCGTATCAATATCAATATTGGCGATGCGAACGATGTAGCGCCAGTCGCGAACCACCAAGCCCACATTCCATTCGTAGTGGGTGCGGTAGCCCTGATAGTGACCGCCGTCCGGATCATCCAGCGTCACTTCGCCGAGATCCTTAGACTGGAGACCGCCGGGAAGACCCTTCGGGTACGTGCAGAACACCGTATTCGGAGACCAGCAGATTAGCCAGATCGAGGTCAGGTTCAAGCCCGAGCCGCCAGCGTCGACCACATTCACCGCGTTCTCCGGGCGAGTCTTCGACTTGTTCGAGTTCGGGATACAGAAGCGCGGCGCAAGACCCATGATGCGAGACGGATCCTTGGTGAGATCGCCGTAGATCAGGGCGCGCTGGAAGGCCTGATTCATCGACTCAATGTAGGCCGCGTCCTCGGAAAGGCGCCACGATTCCTTATTGCCGTTGAGATCCGCGAGCTTCTTATCCACTTCGGCGTAGGCTTCCAGCATGCCGAGAGAATCGGTAACCTGCTTCGTGCGGGACTTCGACGGCTGAACACCGTAATTCAGACGGCGCCATGCAACAGCCGGAAGACCAGCGCGAACGGTTGTCACATTCTCCGTGATGCCGGTTGCTTCGACCATCGTCAGGTCCTGCAGCATCTCGTTTGTCTCGCTGAGCATCTCAACGATATTCGTATCAATCTTGCCATCACTCGTAAGACGCGAGGTCAGATCGGCAAGGGTCGGATTAGTATCAGACATTCACTGCTCTCCTTAGTAATTCATGTTGCTATTGGGATAAATGCGGCGCTTCGCCACCGGCGCGCCACTGCCGGCGACTCCGGTATCCTGCGACATTGCCGTGCCGATCCGGTAAAACATTCGGATAACTTCAGGATGATTGCCAAGACGTGTAGCCTCCAGCATTTTCTGGAGCTCAGGCGTCGAGAAATTCTTGTACGCCGATACCGCCACCGCGAGCTTCTTATCAAAGTCCGCGCCGCCAAGCTCCTTATCAGCCTTCACCTGCTCAGCCCACTCGCGGCCATATTTCTCCGCGGACTGGTTAATGTATCCATCCACTGTCGGGCGCAGCGCTGAAACCAGCTTCTGGGCTTTGGCCTGCGACAGACCAAGCTCTTTCGCGACCTCGGTAAATCCGCCAAGCGACGCCGCTGGAATCGCCTTGCCGTCTCCGCCCTCAAAGTCCGCGTAGGCTTCGGGCGCGCCTTCGTCCTGCGCCGCCGCTTCTTTCGGTGCCGGCTCCGGGCTCCCCGCCTGCTCAGGCGACGCCCCCCGCGCCTGAGTCTCTGCCGCCGCCGTGCTCAGGATCGACGCGGATTCCGCAGGCGGCGTAGCCGTTGCGACTGTTTCAGCTGGCTCCGTCGCCGCGCCGCTCGTGTCAGCGGCCGTCGCGGTCGCCTGATTAAGAGTCTCTTCAGCCATTGTTTTCCTTCATCATCAAAAAATACTGCTCGGGGCAAATCGCCCCGATATCCGCCATCACCCGATAGCCCAGATTCTTTTGCCCCTCGGCAAACGCCATCTCAAGCTCAGGCTGCTTGGAGAGCGGGTTATAGGTCGTCGCGAACATCCGGGTGTCCGAGAGAAACTTCGACACCAGGCGACGCCCCCTTGGATCATTCATAAGCCAGCGAAAGTCTGAGGCAAATTGCTCACGCTTCAGGCTTCTCGCCTCTTTCTGTGATTCTGCGTCCATGCCTTTCTCTCAAGTATCAATAACCCGAAAACTGCTGGGCAATCTCGTCAGGCGTCGCGGATTGGATCCCCTCGCGGCCAACCGCTGACCCGAGGTCTTTCGCTGTACTCGCGAGCTGCTGCGCGGCGGCGAGCTGTTGCTGAGCCTGCTGCTGCTCGGCTCGCTGCTCCCGGATCACTGCAACCTGTTTCCCCGAAACGACGTAGCGGGGATCGATGCCGAGAGAATCCGCGTAAGCGTCCACCCAATAGTCCGCGTCGAATTTATCCAACGCCTCGGGTTTCATCTGTGCGACCACCCCGAGGTTACTGATGAATCGGTCAACGCCGTTTGTGGTGATCGCCTTCTGCGACTGAGCGAGAATTGAAATGAAATCCACATTCAGCTCTTTGCCATTCATCTCATCAGGAACCGGCGGGACGAGATCCGCCTGTACCATGCGGTCAAACACCAGAGAAATCAGCGGGTCCAGCAGCTCGCTGTTCAGACGATCGAGCACCGGACCCAGCATCAGCATCTTCTCCTCATGCCGCTCCGCGACCTCAGTCGCCGTCATGCGGTCAATCCTCTGCTCAGTCAGCATGAGGAAAATGTCTTTGTAGAACGCTTCATCAATCCTCTGACGGATGTCCTGAATATCGGGCAGCAGGTATTGAAGATTCAGATTGACGTCATAAGCCGAGCGCACAATCTGCGACTGCGCCGTACTGTCAACAAAAATAGTTCCGCCGGGAACGATGGCCGAGGCGTCATCCTTCATATCAGCCGGGAGCAGAATCGGCGGGTTACTCTGATAATCAATCGCCTGAGACTTTCGAAGCTGCTCCTGCTGCAGCTGCCTTAAATCCCCAAGGGCTTCCATACCGGGGGACGTTCCGTAGATATCGCCGCCTGACACCGCCCACCGACCGACAAGGCCGGGGAAATTCCGGAAGCCGGACTCGCGCAGAAGCTTTCCCTGCTCCGCCCCTTCTTCGAAATAAACCGACCGATACGGCATATTTTTGTTATCGAGCTTCCGGGGATCCCTCTCTTCCCGCGGCTCAATCGCGTTCACTACCGTAATCCAGGCGTCCCACTGGTGCTGGTCGTATAAGCTCTGAACCCGTCCTGAGCAATTCGCGTACCCAAACTCCCGCACCATAGCGGCAACCGTCAGACGAAATTCCCGGTAGAGAGTGTCCACCCGGCCGCGGGCGTCTGTCGCGATGGCATACTCGCCAATCGTAAGCGGCATGCCGTGGATCACGTGATCGAAATCATCCAGAAGAACAATCGCTGAGGTGCCGAAAGCCCCCAGCTCCTCATACGACGTATGCAGAGCCCGATAGATATTCGAGCGGTTGAAGATCATCTGCATCAGGCTTGTGACGTGGGACATCCAGACTTTTACGTCATATGACTCATCAAGCTCCGGATCCATAGTCGTCAGCCGGAACCAGGGGCGGGCGGGCGAAGTAAGCCCCGCCATCATGCCGCCTGAGAGTGTCCGTAGCGCCCGGGTGCCTGAGTTATCTATGATGTCCTTATGCCGCTTATCACCACGATTGTTATCGGTAGCGAGAAAGCGGCCGGATCTCGGCGTCAGCACCTCGCTGATCTCCCGCCAGTGAGGCATCCAGGACTGCCGCTCATTTTTAAGCGCTGCCCAGCGCGCCCGGCACCGGGTCTGAAGATCGTCCGCCACACTAGCCCCCTAAGAGCGTAGAGCCTTTCCCAAGCCTCAGGCTGTTGGCGTCTACGCCCGCCGCGCCGGTGAGCATCGTGCCGCCGGTATCACCGCCCGAATTCTGCTCAAGAATGGATTCCGTGTCCGGCGCGCGCTGGTTCATCTGATTCATCTCAGCGGCCTGCTGCGACTCTGCCTTTTCCTGCGCGTCCGCCTGCATCTGAGCCGCCGCCTTCTCGGCTCGGGCCTGCTTCTTCGACGCGTAAATCGAGCTTCCGCCTACCGCGGCCGCCGCCGCAATGCCTGCGATGATCGCTCCTACACCCATCGTCCTCTCCTAAAATTTCTTCCAGAAAACAGAATCCGCATGCCGGCAGGTCTTCGAGAGCAACGCCTCAAGCCTCGAGCCGTGCGGCGCGCTGAGATACGCGCCCTCGGCCCCAAGAGACTCACCCCGGCTGAAGGCCGCCCGCATAAGCTGAAGCCCCGCCGCGCCGCGCCTCGACTCCTTCGTGAGAAAGATCGAATCCACTACCGCGACCCACTTCCCGTAATGCGGATGCC